CACATCATCTAGCAAGCCGTTGGCTATTGACGAACTTAGTGCCGCTATCCGTGATGAGGGTGTAATCATATTGTGTTCTAAGACTTTGGGCGAGTTGCGAACTTTTGTTCGCAAGGAGAATGGTCGTATGTCTGGTAGCCCACATGACGACAGAATTATAAGTTTGGCTATCGCTAACCAGATGTTGAAGTATGTTTGGTTGCCCGAATATCGTGGTGATGTTTCTTTGCCAAAAAATAGTTTAATGTGGTGGGAACAGCATCTTTTTAGTGGTCAGGGTGAGAATCGGATGTTTCTTGGTTCCCATAATGTGAGAAAACGAACACCTTTTTAACCTTAGGAACAGATTCAGTACTATTATGATGTTCAAATGCACAAATTGTGACAAAACCTTTGCCTCAGACGAACTTCCCCGCAGGGGCGAGGTTTGTTTTGCATGTCATATTAAAACCGTCAGATTGGGATTCACTTATGGTCAAGAAGATTTTCATGGTCCTACTGTCGCTGAGCGTCAGCGTCAAACTGTGGAACAGGCTAAAATCAACGGGTACAACGCTGAACCAGTCACGAACTGGATGTAATGAATCATGCTTTCATCCGTATGGGTCCCAATCATCGTTACGCTCATCACGGGACCAGTCGTGGTTGTCTTACAAAAACTTCGTAAAGAAAACACCGAACAACACGCACAAGGGCAAGTCCTTCTTCGGGTTATCGGGTCTAAGGTTGACAAAATAGGTAGCAAACTTGACAACCATATTGGTTGGCATGAAGGTCAAAAGGACACAGAGTAAATGGCTAAGAAATCAGCAGCAGACCAACTTAAAGCATACAAGCAACGCCTAGAGGCATCTAAGCGTTGGCGCAAAGACGAAGGTTACGATGAGGTTTGGCGCAGACTCATAGACCTGTATAAAGGTCATCAATATGAGGACTATCGTGACGAGGACAGACTATTAGTTAATATTGCTTTTGCAACTATCAACATTATTGCCCCAAACATTTCAGTAAACTTCCCTAAGATTGCTGTTAATTCTGTTAAACCAGAAAACGCTGCTAATGCGGTTATTGCTGAAGCGGTTGTCAACTATTGGTGGAAACATCGTGACATTCGTACCGAGTTCCGCCGTGCAGTAAAAGACTCTTTGATTTGTGGTCATGGTTGGATTAAGAGTGGTTACCGTTTTGTTGAAGAAGAAGTAGTTGGACAAGACACAGAAGTTTCCGACCCTATAGAGGGTGGAGAAATGACATCCACAACCATAATCCTAGAGGACAGTCCTTTCGCTGAGCGTGTCAGCCCTATGGATGTGTTCGTGGACCCAGATGCAACCAGCATGCGTGACATCAAATGGATTGCTCAGCGTATCCGCCGACCAATCTACGATGTAAAAAACGACAAGCGTTACTCAAAGGCTGCTAGGGACGAAGTGCAAGTTATGGCTGTTAGCCGTTATGCCGATGACCCAAGCCGTAAAAAGATTAACGACAAAAACGAAGGTTATGCCGAAGTTTTTGAATTTTATGATGTTGCCGCAAAATCAATGAGTGTTTTCTGTGAAGGTGCAGAAAACTTCTTGGTCAAGCCAACAGCAATGCCATACTCGTTTGGTCAACCGTTTGTTATGTTGCGTAACTATGATGTCCCCGACCATTTTTATCCTATTGGAGATTTGGAATCTATTGAACCTTTGCAAAAAGAGTTGAATGAAACCCGAACCCAAATGATGAATCACCGTAAAAAGTATTCACGCAAATACCTATACAAGGAATCAGCCTTTGATGGTATGGGTCGCCAAGCATTGGAGTCCGATGACGACAATGTGATGGTCCCAGTAATCAGTGACGAAGCCCTAAGTGGTGTTGTAGCAAACTTCCCTGCTTTGATTAACCCACCAGATTTCTATGACCAAACCTCAACTATCATTGCTGACATTGACCGTGTTTCTGGTGTATCAGAAATTCAGCGTGGCGGAACCAGCGAAATTCGCCGTACCGCAACCGAGTCCGCTTTGGTACAAGATGCCAGTAACGCCCGTACTGCTGACAAGTTGGCTATGGTTGAACAAGCCATCAGCGAAGTAGGTCGCCGTATGGTTGCCCTAGCAAGACAATATATGTCAGGCGAACAGGTAGCCCGTATTACTGGTAAAGATGGTGAGCCTGTTTGGGTGCAGTTTGACCGTGACTATTTGGAAGGCGACTTTGACTTTGAAGTAGTTGCTGGTTCAACACAGCCACATAACGAATCATTCCGCCGACAGATGGCATTGCAAATGGTTGACGCTATGGCTCCGTTCGCTGGTGCAGGAATTATAGATATGGCTAAACTTGCCGCCTATGTACTACAGCAGGGCTTTGGTGTGAAGAACCCTGACGAGTTCTTGGCACAACAAGCCCCACCTGCTATGGGTCCTGAAATGGGTGGTGCTGGCGCACCTCCAATGCCTCCAGAAGGACCCCCTCCTGTCCCTGCTGAACAAGGTTCTGGTCCCTTAACTGGTGACCCTGCCATGTTGCAAGCGATGCTTGCACAGCAAGGACAGATGCCGCCAATGGCATAAAGGAACAGCAATTTCATATGTAGAGCAACCAACTAGGACTCTAGGAGAAATAACATAATGAGTGATGAACTCGTAACAACACCGTCTGTGGAACCCGAAGGGTCACCCGTTACAGAAAGTGTTTCAGAAAGCCCGAATACACCAATTTTATCTGTTGAGGAATATTCTAATTATAGAGTTCCAATCAAATTAGATGGTGAGGATTTGGAAGTACCTCTAAGTGAGGCACTCGCTGGTTATCAACGCCAAGCAGATTATACTCGTAAGACGCAAGAACTTGCACAGCAAAAAGAACAGTTTCAATTTGCTACTGCACTTCAATCGGCTTTAGATAATGACCCTGCCGCCACGATTGACCTATTGAGTAAGCATTACGGTATCAGCCGTCAGGCTGTTAGCGAAATGATTGCTGATGGTGAAGATTTTGATTCTTTGGACCCTACGGAACAAAAGTATCGGGAACTTGACAAGCGTCTTGCATCGTTTGAGGATTATCAATCCAAACAGGAAATTGAGCGTGAAGTTCAACGACTAAAGTCCAAATATGAGGATTTCAATATCAATGAAGTTGTTACATCCGCTTTGCGGTTGAACTCAACGGATTTGGAAGGTACATACAAGCAGATTGCGTTTGATAAAATGATGGCAAAAGCAGAACTAGAACGGCAAGCCCGTGAAGTCCAACAACAGAAAGAAAACTCTTTGTTGGAATCCAAAAGGCAAGCCAGTGTGGTGTCGGGTGGTTCGTCCGCTACGGCTTCTACAACTAGTGAAAGTTTTGAGCCCATTACATCAGTCGCTGAGGCTTGGGCTGCCGCCAAGCGTTCTATGGGCGCAAAATAAAAACTACTACATTCTTTTAGGAGAACATAATGTCTAATGCAAACTTTGATGCGTTGCTCAGTACAACGCTCGCAAACTATCGTGACCAACTCACGGACAACATCTTTACGGCACGCCCGTTGACCTACTTCCTTCAGGATAAGGGTCGCATCCGCATGCTTAACGGTGGAACCAAGATTGTTGAGCCACTTATCTACGGTGAAAGTTCAACTGTTAAGTCGTACAGTGGTTATGACTCAATCTCGTTGACCGCACAAACTGGCATCACGGCTGCTGAATACGATTGGAAGCAGTACGCTGCATCAATCGCAATTAGCGGTATTGAAGAAGCCAAGAACAACGGTGAACAAGAAATCATCAACTTGTTGGAAGCCAAAATCATGCAGGCTGAGGAATCAATGCGTGAAGGTTTCAACCGCATGTTCTACGCCGATGGAACTGGCAACAGTGGCAAGGACTGGAACGGTCTTGGAAACTTGGTTGAAGCATCAGGAACTGTTGGCGGTATCAACCGTGCAACAACTGGTAACGAGTACTGGCGTTCATACGAGGAAAACACCGCAACAGCGTTGACCCTCGCACAAATGTCAACTGGTTACAACAGCGTTTCTGTTGGTAACGACCACCCAGACATGGTTCTCACGACCCAGACTCTGTTTGAAAAGTATGAGGCTCTATTGCAGCCACAACTTCGTTACACCGACACCAAGACCGCAGATGCTGGATTCCAGAACCTGTTGTTCAAGGCTGCTCCTGTTGTTTACGATGAGCATTGCACCGCAGGTATTGTGTACTTCTTGAACAGCAAGTACCTAACCTTGGTTGGTCACTCAGGCAAGTGGTTCTCACAAACCGAGTTTGTTCGTCCTGAGGACTTGGATGCCCGTTATGCACTCATCATGTGCTACGGAAACCTCACCTGCCGTAACGCTGCAAAGCAAGGCAAGTTGACGGCTAAGACAGCCTAGTTAAGTAATCCGATGGTGGGGGCGCAAGCCCCCATTATCATAATAAAAAAAACTACAAAATTCAAAAATTTAGGAGAATGATATGCCACTTATTTCAAACACTAGCGGTGCAATTGACCGTACCCGTCTTGCAGACTGGGCAACCAAAGAAGAAAAAGTAACCGTAGTAGCAGCAACAGACGCAGCAACCGTACAGGTTGCAGCAACTCTTGCTGGTGCAGCACGCACACTATACACGATGACACCAACAGCGTCCCGCACTTTGACCACACCAACTGGTGCGGAACTTGGTGCAGCGTTTGGTGACGAAGCAGTTGGTTCAAGTTTCCAATTCACCGTAGTTAACGCAGCCGCAGCAACCCACCCAATCGTGGTAACTGCTGGAGCATCGGGAGTTACCCTTGTTGGTGTAGCAGCAACCTTTTCGGTTGCAGCCGCTTCATCAGCATCGTATGTTGCAGTGTTCACTGCCGCAGACACGGTTTCAATCTACCGAGCATAATCCCCACTAGGGAACAAATTGATAATGGTGGGGAGCAGAAACTCCCCACCATTTCTCTATATAGGAGTAAAATAATGCCTGTAAAGTACAAGATTTTGTCCAGTCATGCTGATGCAAAACCAAAGGCAGGGACAGTAACTGCTGCTGGTTTGTATGGCAAGAAGAAGCATAAGTCTGGTAAAGCGCATGAGCGCAAGGAAAGCAAGTCTGAAAAAAGAATGGAATACGGTAGTTAATATGCGTAAGCCTGCTATTGAATCCCGTGTCGGACATGTCCGTGGCATTGATGATGTCATTGAACCTTTGTTGAAGAAAGCCGTTTCTGGAGCCAAGAAAGGCTCCAAGAAGGTTGTCAAAAAAGGTATGAACGACATCCCAGACCCTAAGTACAAGAAGAACCCTTACAAGTCTAAGGGCGGTATGACCAAAGATTACAAGGATTATGTTTTGCGTAACAGTAAGGGTGACTACTAGATATGGCTGCTAAAAAGGCTAACAAACCTAAAGGCATTATTGATGACATTGGAAAGCAGATTGCAAGACTGCTGAAAAAAGGTACTCCTGATGCAATGAAGAAGGCAAGAGAACTTCAAGGCATCCAGCGTCAATACATGGATTCTGCTTCTATGTCCAAGGCTGGTAAGGATGCTCTTAATGTTGAGTGGAGCAAAAAACTTGGTGCTGAGCGTTATGCCAAGGAACGGGCTGGTAACGCCAAAAGCGTTACACAGCGTTTGCGTGAAGAAAAAGCATTGCGTGGCATGGACAGCAAGTTCAAGGGTCAGGGTGCAAAACAGTCTGCTGATGAAACTGCCGCTATGACTGCTGCTCGCCTTCGTGCTGAACGCAAGAAGAACTTTACTCAGTCTGGTGGGCGTAATGCTCCTGACCGTATTGATGCCCGTAAGAAGGCTGCTGAGAACCGTGCTAAGAACGCTCGTAAGAAGCCACGAGACAACAAGAAGTAGTTGTGGCTAAGCCTAAGAAACAGAAACCTAGTTTTGATATTGGGGACCTATTAGGGTTTTTAAAACAACCTAAGGTTGCGGCTGGTATGAATCTTGCTGAAGGCAAGATAACCAGTCAGGATGTTATGGGTTTGATGGGTGGTGGTCAGTCTAAGGCTGCGCCTTATTCTGATGTTTTGGCTCAGGCTGGTAATAACAAGGTTAAACAGGATTATGAAACAACCAAGTTTTTGGCTGATTTCTTTACTCCAGCAAGCGAAGCAGAAAGACTGGTTCAGGGTAAGTCTGAACCCATGGACCCATTATGGGCTGCATTAAGTGTTGCGCCTTTAGGTAAGGCTGGAAAAAAGTTGAAGAATCTTGACAAACAAACCAAGATGTTGATAAAAATGTTTGGTGGTTCCAAGATGGGGCGGAATCAGTATGTTGGTTCTAATAGCGGTTCAACGGATTACACTTATTCTCCGCTTGAACTGTTGTTGCTAAAATTACAGGGCGGATAAGGGTTTTGGGGAACAATTCCCCTATGAGTGATGAACAATAACGCTGTCCCTGCTCACTCCTATTATGGAACCCCTCAAACTGGCTACCGCCTTTCGGCGGTTGCTGGTTCCCGTATTGCTGCCCCTAGTGGACCTTATATTGGTCGTGGTGACAAGTGTGCTGGCAATGATGACACCTGTGGTGCAAACAAGGTGCGTGGACAGTCGTTTTGTGCAGGGCATTTAAAGAAAATCAAATCTGAACAGGAGGCATAATGGCTTATGCCCAGATGACCGCAACTTCGTTGCGTCAAACAGTACGAGACATAACGGACCTTGACTCTGAGGACCTACCCGATTCGTTGCTAAACCTTTATATCCGTGACGGCTATTACCGTATATTGGACATTGAGAAGCGTTGGACTTTCCTAGAGAAGTCGTTCACTTTTAATACTGTTGCCGAGCAACGGGCTTACCCTATTAGTGCTTTCACTGCTGACCCTATGTCACAGATTGTGTCTATTGTGGATAACACGGGTATTGGTTTGCGCTTGGACATGGTTTCACATGATGAGGCTGAAAGCACCTATATCGGTGCGTATGACACGAGTGGTGACCCATTGTTTTATTCTATTTGGAATGGCAACATTCATTTGTTTCCTAAACCGAACAATGCTCGTACTTTGACTGTCCGTGGTTATCGTGAACCTATTGATTGGGTTACTGATGGTGGTTATGTGGACGCTAGTGCTAACTTGCATTTTGCTTTAGTTTATTATGCTTGTAGCCGTGTGTATCAGCGTTTAGAGGATGTCGCTATGGCTGATGTTTATAAACGGTCTTTTGATGAGGGTGTTATGTTGGCTGTCAAATCATTACAAACACCAACCAGCCACGCCAACTTAGTGTTGTCTGCTGGTCGTACCACTGGTCGTCCAACCTTTAACGGTTGGATGACACGCATGGGGCAAGGTTTGAAAGATAACCAATAATGGCTGGATTAAACATTACCGAGGTAAGTGATTTTACTGGTGGACTAAACTTTCGTGCAGACCAATTCCAGTTATCAACTTTTGAGTCACCTGACATGTTAAATGTTGAAATTGACCCACGAGGCGGTGTTTTCAGTCGTGGCGGTTACCAACGGTTAAACACGACAGCAGTTTCTGGTACTTGGAGTCCGCAAAAGTTGTATCCGTTTAGTGGTGCAACGCCAACAGTCTTGTTGGCTAATAGCACCAAGGTTTATAAATCAACTGGCGGTAACTTTACAACTTTACAGGCTAGTGCTGGCGTGGACATTACTAGTGCTAGTCCTCATGGTTTTTGTATGGCACAGTGGGCTGACAGCATGTATCTTGCTACTGGTCGTAGCGGTAGTGGTGGTTATGTGTGGAAAACAACTGATACTTATGCGTTTGCTTTAACAGCATCTGGCACTGCACCTCATGCTTGGCAAACAACACCAACCACTTCTGAACGCAAAATGCCGACAGCAGAACACCTTATTGTCCATGCTAATAAAATGTGGGCTGCTAATACGAC